CAAATGTATTAGATAAGAGCATAATTGACAGTAGAAACCCCGATGTATGCGAAACAATAAAACAACAGTTTACTAGAAGAAAGAAGGGAACTATCAATGTCTAAAGCTTATCCATTCGCTGTTGCCGACTCAAGAGGCTTAGATCTTGCCACTATCCAGCATCATGTACCGTCAATTTTTGCTTCTGAGAAGCATGATAGCCGCTCACAGCGTTACACCTATATCCCAACATCCATTATCCTCGAACAGCTCTCTAAAGAGGGCTTTGTCGTCACTGCCGCTATGCAGTCACGGTCACGCATTGAGGGCAAGACTGAGTACACAAAGCACCTTGTGCGTTTGTGCCACCGTAACGAACTGGCAAAGCAGAACCGCATTGAGGCTGTACTTATCAATTCCCACGATGGCACTTCTGCTTACAAGCTTCTGCAAGGTATGTTCCGTATGGTCTGTTCTAACGGGCAGATATCCGGGGACTACCAGACACCTATCAGCATTCATCATAAAGGCGATATTGCTAGCAACGTCGTCGAGGGCACTTTGCGTATTATTGAAGAGAGCGGCGAACTTGCCAACTCCATCGAAGAGATGAGCCACATCTCCCTCTCACGACCCGAACAAGCACTCTTGTCTGAACTTTCCATGCGTGCCCGCTACGGTCAAGTCGAAGAAGTCGATCCCGATACCGGCATTGTCGTTGTAGGGAATGCGCCCGTTGCGTTTCGCCCAGAACAATTCTTACGCGCCCGGCGCCGTGAGGACTCCACAGACAGCAACATGAATCGCTCACTTTGGGTTACAGAGAATGTCATTCAAGAGAACATGATGCGTGGCGGCATTGCTACCCGTGACGAACGTGGCAAAAAGCACTCCACACGCGCCGTCAACAGCGTTGACACCAACGTCAAACTAAACCAGTTGCTATGGGGACTAGCCGAAGGGATGAAAAAGATCAAGCAAGGTGCTGACATTGAGAGCCTCTTGTCTACCATGTAGTGAAACCTGTAAGGAGTGGTACCTCATCACTCCTTACTCTCTTCTCTTATTCGACAAATATTCTATCTATAAGGAGAAACGACAATGACGAATCATACACCTATTGGCTATGTTTGGAGTGACTCTACTGTCCTTTGTCATGATGCAGCAACTTCTCTCTATGACCCTGATAAAGACGAAGGAAACGAGATGGGTAGTGCTGGTGCAATCTTCGAGTGGGACGAAGATGCTACGACTCTCTACTGTGAAGAACATAACCAGACGTTACTAGAATGCGCTGGTTATCAGCTTGACGACGACGACGAACCAGGAGAAGAAGAAGAAGACTCTGCCGACATATGCAATCTTTCGTATAGCTATCTATCTTCCTTGCCTACACTCAGTGTAGGGCAATCTGATAATCTGAAGATAGAGACGGATAAAGCGCGTGTCTGGTTGGCGCGTACGTCCATTGGAGACGGTGAGAAGTTTAAGCACCGTGTTTCCATTGAGAATTACCGCAATGGAAAATGGGAAACTGTTTACGACTATGAAGCGCTCTAAAGACTAGCAAGAAGAAGAGGATTCCATCATGACAACGACAACGACAATGAGTGCAATGCAACAGCTAGAACACGCTGAACGCATCCGAAGAGGGTACCCTACGGCTATGTTACGTGCATCCTCTGTCCCAGTTCTTCAAGGCATAGGACACGTACTAGAAATACCAGAGACCGACTCTTATATCTCACAGTACGGACTCTATCGTCTCATCAACACCTTCATTGATAGGCAAGTAGGACTTGCTCACTACCGTATCCAGCAAGAGAAGAAGTACGTCACACAACCTATTGCAACACCTCACGACATACCCGTTTTCTCTACACATTTGATGCCAGAGAGTGAACTTGACACGCTTTGTAAAAGGCTTCAGAGCGTCTCTGGCAAGCATGAGGATGCCTATAAACACATAGCCTCTCTTATTGAGCGTGAGACCATGGTAGCGCGTGCTAGCATGCATAGCGGTGGTGTTGTGACACATGTTATTCTCTCACTACGGTTATATGCATGCGTGTGCCTCTCGCAACAGTTACGCTCCTGCATAGCCCGTGTGTGTGATCTACTAGAAGGGAAATAGACAAATGACAAAGAAAACTATACGCTGCAATAATTGCTATCGACTGCTCACAATAAAAGAGATGTCAGTCTATGACCTCATCTGGCAACGGAGCGGAGATATGTATTGTAAGCATTGCCGAGCCTGTGTAGATGATTGTAGACGTACGCCTTGCCTAGCAAAAAGGAATGCACATGTACAATAGTTTTGATTGGTATTGGAATGACACTACGGGCATGTATGCCCACTTACAGTCTCTACAATCGAATCCTAGTGCTTTCTTACTTGCTCTTCTCTCTATCGATAAGGAGCGGCACAAACACGACATAGCCGCTTTGCAGAAAGCTATGGCGGCTATGGAGAAGAAGAAGCCCGCATACAATATCGATGAGGATCTCGCTACGATTGCTACACTCAAGAGTGAGATGTCCGACATTGATTCGTCTATTAAGGCGATACAAAATGATCAGAAGAAGAGACCAGTGGCACGCGCACAAGTAGCACCAGCCCCAAAAAGGAAACGGCACACCAGACGCCTCTTTTTCTTTGGCGCAAAGCATCTATAAAGGAACGGATAGAAAGGATACAACAATGAATCTACAAGATATACGCCTTGACGATGGATCACTTCCTGCTTACGCGTGGCCGGGAGGATACAACCTCTTTTACTTCGATGAAGAGAACCTTGTCTTATGCCCCTCATGTGCCAACAAAGAAGATATGTCAACAGAAGTCGTAGCCTATGATGTGAACTGGGAAGATGAATCCCTCTACTGTGACGATTGTTCAAAACAGATACACTCATCCTACGGTGATGACGAAGAAGAAGAAGAAGAGAATACCATACTAGACAATGATGCAATAAAGCGTGCTACCATAGCTGACAACTAACCAGATAAACCAACGAATATTCTAGAACATGAGAATATTCGTTGGAAATGATTGACAAATATACCATGAAAAGGTGTATAATAAAAATAAAACAACACACACAAGAAAGAGGTTTCCATCATGAATGCACACACAAAAGGTATCGGTTACGCAACGTCACTGGTTACATATCGCGCTGACATCACACGTGAGGATTTTGATTCAACTGTTAAGGAATATTCCTTAACAGTTTACAAGCGTGCAAGCACACAAGCACAGTTTATCGAGGGTGCTAACTATCAGGTTGAGGGGCGTTTTTTCTGCAATGATGTGAAGATTGCACGTCACGTTAACCACCTTCTTAATGCTATCAATGCCCACAAACGTGAGGATAACTTTGCTAAGGTCACAGGCCGTACACTTGAGTCACATCGTAACAATATCCTTTACGCACAATATGAAAAAGCCTACGATAGCTTACTGACCTATAACTTTCCCTCTCACATCTTCCATAGTGACAAGGACGGCTATCTGATTCTCTCACCTGTTAACTTTGTTGAGGAAGAAAAGGAAGAAGACATCGTTGTCGAGACCCTTACAGAACTTGTGCTCACACATACTGAAGAGGTCGAGCAATATTATGTGCTCCTCCCACTAGAAGCACCTTACACCCCACAAAATTTTCCTTGTCTAGCGAACGGTTGCTACGATTATGAAAACTTCACTATTGAGGATGAACTCAATATCCACCGTCTTGATAGTGGCGTTGTACGCGCTTCTAAAACGCCTATGCGTGGCATCCGTTTCGATTATGTACATGGTCATGGTCGTTGTGTATGCGACGCGTACGTCAGCCTAAACCACGAATACAGCTATTGTAAATGTGGTCGTGAGTACCTACAAAGCGGCGTGCTCTTTAGCAATCGTAACGCGCCTGGACTCACCGATAAAGAGGCTGAGTCCATTGCAATGGCACAGTACGAACGTGCAAGCGTCTACCTACAAGCGGCAGAAGCAGAAGTTGAGAAGGTCAAACAAGCCATTGAGGTATACTTTACTCTCTATCCTGAGGAGCGCGAATTGTTTTCAGGGCAGACACCACGCATTTTTGACAAGTACGAACGTATCGCCGCCTATGATCTACGCTGTGCGCAAGAATATTTAGAGTCTATTGTTGTTGATCTCCATGAGGATCGACAAGGTATCCAAGAAAGTGAGAAAGAAGCTATGCCAACAACCAACGAACAAGCACCTCTTAATGAAGGTGTAGATAATATCGGTGATATTGAATATGGATATGTTGACCCGGATGGAAACGACTATGCTATTGGAGTGGCACAAGCACAAGAAGTCGAAGAATAGTTATCATCCTTTAGTGATGAGGTGTAAGACGCACCACTAAAGGATATGAAAGAAGGGATACCATCATGAATCTTAAGAATGCGATCACACACTACCACCAACTACGTGCAACGGCACAAGAGGCGAATGCACAATTCGCATATGGTAAGGTTCTCATCTGCATTGAGAACGCCCGTACGACTACAGAAGCTTTGTCATACTTGCATGACGAAGTATCTAATGCTACAAGCACACAACGTCGTGAGATATACATTGATGCAATCTTTGCAATGCATAAGGAGAATTAGATAATGACAATTCGACTTACGCACGCTAGGGTACCCGTATAGCACGAAAGAAGAAAGAAGAGATACCATCATGATAGACCAGAAAGAAAATCTTGAGGCTATGATAAAAAACGTCCGTACACTCCTTACACTCTACAGCGTTGAGAACCTCATGAAACACTATACCCGTCAGGAGCTTTACACTAGATGTATGTATAAGGATATCCCGGTCACAACTCATATGCGCAAAGCTCTAATTGCCCACATGTTCAATGCGTACTGGCAAAACAAACATGATGCTCTTGTCATAGAACACATGCAAAAGTACCCTCTCATAGAAGAAGATTGACGGATAGGCGTGCATGCCGTATGATGTCGTATAGCATATTTGCTACTAGGACATTATGGGCACACATTTACAAATTGCTCAACAACAATATAGAGTACTCTACTACACCCCGAGCGAGACAATGGACTTGCTCGGGGTATGTCGTCGTACGCTAGAACGCTACGTCCACAAGAAGAGGCTCACACGCTACAAACAAGGAAGATATACCCTGTACAACAAGATTGAAGTACAGGGTATATTTGCCGAGATGAAGATGATTAGAGAAGAGGGAAAAGAAGATGAGTTTGCCCAACAGCTCAAGGCACTATCGCTACGACATACCAGAGAGAAGAAAAGCACTAGACCAACGCTATAGATCCATCGTACCCGTTACGAAGAGACGGCATGCCGATGTCATAACCAACAATGATGAGACCATGGTGAGAACAGCGCCCTCTCTTGCTACCGTTACCGCTCCATACAGGGCACATGCCTATCAGGAGAAGAAAAAGAGAAGTACCACACAAGAAGAGATCAGATGCCAAGGTGTACCCGAGAATCAAACACGCTTCGTTACCCTCTGTCTCTTTGGCGCTATCGCTATGTGTGCACTCCTGTATGCTGCACTTAGCATCTCAGTGAGCGTACAAAACACGTACGCTCACTACACGCTAGGACAGTACCCGACATCACAAGCAACAACACCAGATGGTGAGACACATGTGATCACAACCATCATTGATAGCAGTAGGCTAACCGTGATTGCCATAGACGCCCACCAGCATACAGAGTCAACGACTATTGCACTCATTGATAAAAGTATCATTGTCTCTGGTCTCACTGTGAGGCTCGATGATCAGCACAATTGTATCGTAACGCTTACAACGGGCTTCAATGCGTGGCCCACACAACGGCAGATAGAGCATACATACACGCTCACATGGAAGAATGATCACTATACATTGCAGTAGAGTGAAGAAGAAAAGAGAAGAAAGGGATTATCCTTATGTACAATGCGCAACTCACAGCACTAAAGAATAGTAGCACAGTTACACAAGCTAGAAGAGTAGGACGGTGGATAACAAGCGGTACGTTTGCTGTAGATGCCAGTAACTACGTGCTGATACTGGCTGGTACGATGAGTCACCCCGTGATGCTACTAGCTACATTATGGGTAACAGTGTGTGCTACTGCACCCGAATGGATTCTAGCGGCACAACCTGTAAGCGGGGTGCTTACGTCATTTGCATTCGTGAGCTTTGCACTACTACCGGAGGTCATAACGTACAAGGCAATCGTCAAATGCTTGAAGCTATGGCGTCTCACGTTTCGCAAACATGACACCAGCTCACAAGGCGAAACGATCCCGGTCACACGGGGACAATGCGTTACACGCTGGACATGGGCTGTACTCTATAGCATACCGACTCTCGTATTCCTCACTATGACGCTGTTGACACTGCTTCCCTTTACTATGAGTCACGGGCAAGTCTCGGCTATAGCGGGCAATACACTGGGCATACGCGCGGTAGCAGGATGGTTCTATGTGCTGATAGGGCTGATAGAGAAGGAAATGGGCAAGAGTGAGGCAAACGATAGTGGAGAGATGTGGTATACTCGGGTTGTTCCGGTTACGAGACAACCCGAGTATACCACATCCCACCAAATAGATGCAACGTTGCCACATTTGCCGCTACCATCGGCACATGACCAGCCCGCTTCAGAAGAGACACCAGCCATAGTTACACCGTCTCAGTCAATCGAGACCCATAACGAGAGCATCATATCGACTCTTGAGACAGAGCATGATATGATAACAGATACATTCATTGCGGCGACTGTGATCGAAGAGACACATGGTACTGTGAAGACACGAGAGAAGCGTGAGAAGATTGACATCAAGAAAGCCTCTGTCAATAAGTCGGAGTGGATACGTCAAGCGTACTATAACCATCCCACTGCCAGCATCACTGACATACAAGCGTTAGCAGTGGCGGAGGGTTTCACCGTCTCGCGTGGCTTAGTGTCATCTGCCAGGGTATAGATACTTGCCCGTATTTTTGTGGGTATGTACTTGCCCGTAGTTTGTCGGTGTATATGCCCACCGTGTTTTACCCCTCCTCTCTCATACTATGCCTCACATATCCTCACGCTGTCATGCTTCCAGGTACATCACCGTACAGTATACTAGCTGGTATATATTGTTAGTGCATATACACCAGCTTCATTTCCCGGTATATATACTTCTGCAATCATAGCGGCATGCATGCATAAGCATGGTATAGTATACACACACTGCATGCGCTACACACGGTCAACATGTGGCTCGATGCTTGCCACGTCACTGCACGTCAATCGGTAACGGTACAGTATGCTATCGTCGTGTAGCATGCAGCATGAGGCACTATGGATGGTGGCGTGACACCCACAAACAGCGATGGGGGGCATACCCCTTAGAACATCGGTTCGTAATGCTTGTTCCATTTCCTGTCATAACCCATTTTTCGAGACACATGTATTTCGTGCATAAGGAGACATATCGTGCATCGTACCCCTATTCGCAATGCCTATGCAGTATTCTTTATTCTCTCGTTGTATTGCGCGCTTCTTGAGGCATTCTCAGCTCTTTTCTCAAGCTATCTTCCCATCTGGTTTCATTGGTGTCTTTGTGTCCTGCTCATTCTGCCCGCGCTTCTCATTGGCATCATCACATGGATCAATCGTATCCGATCCTACAATGACGGCAACTAAAAAATATTCATCACCCCTATAGGTTGACAAATATACTAGTATGGTGTATACTAAGAGAGTAAGGAATGTTGTTTTGCAAAGAAGAAAGGGATCTATCATGAAACGTTTGTTGGTATGGCCCAAGCCGTACAAGTCCATTGCTATATGGTCCTGTGTTGCTGTTGTAGCATTGATTGCTGTATCTACAACTCTACTGCCTGGACGAATAACAAATATAGCTATTGCCATCAATGTAGTCCTCATTGCCATAGAGACGCTCATTGTCGTGTTCGTGAAAGAAAGGGAGACAGAATAATGACAGATCAAGATCGTATCAATTGGTCAGACGATCAGTGGCCCTCGTTTGAAAAGGGCCGCGCCGATGGGTACAAGGCATGGAACGGGAAAGGTGACCGTTTGCATGGGACAGAGCCGACACGCGCCGCATACGACATATTGGATCAGGCCGTAAATGAGGGCTTATGTGAGAAGGATGAGATCTCACAGCATGGGTACTACACCGGGTCGATCCGGGGGCTACGTGGTGATCCGATTGACGGCGTGAAATACTAGAAGAAGAAAGGGAAGATCCATGAAACTATCAGAAGCAATCAGAAAAGGCGCAACGTTACACCCTCAAGTCTTTGGATGCTTTGTGGGATGGGCACAAGAGGAAGAGGATGGTACGCCCATTATGGGCACATGTGCGATCGGCGCGGCGTACGAGGCGATAACCGGGAATCTCCCTACAAACCCATTTGACGATACTACTATTGAGGCTCTGCTCCTCGATGAAATAGATGAGATGAACGATGAGTTCGGCGATGAGAGGGTGATAGGATATCCGTCTCAGTTAGGACTCACACGCCATGAGGAAGTGACAAGCGTTATAGCGTGTCTCAATGATTTCTATGCATGGAAGCGTGAAGATATTGCCGATTACCTGCAAGAAGAGGGGCTATAGCATGACTCAAAAAGCTGAAGATATCATCAATACGTGGCTGAGGGGAACAGGCCATAATGGCATTGAATTAACGCTTTCCACCACGATGCCAAACGGCCATACCCTGCACCTGGATTTCTACCCACTCCTTTTGATGAAACAGTATCACATGTACCTCTGGTACGACGCAACAAAAGAGGATATCCGTACCGAGGGTGACATTCATCAGGCGTTCATGCGCGATCCTCAGAACGATTGGGGCGATATGCGCGACAATATTCTTTTCGTCTTCGATGTTGATATTGAAGAGTCCGTCTGGGAGATCGTTGGGAGTAGGCCGTGAGTGCTCCTAAATATGATCCTCCCTTTGAAACTGAAAGCGCCAATGGTGACCATGAGGGAGAAGTACCTACATGGTCACACCACTGTATTGAAGATCCTCTTGTGATCGCTGCACTCATAAATAGTGGCTACACGGTACGACATGATTTTGCAAAGTGGCACAACGTATCACCGGGTATTGTCTCAGATGATGTGCTCTGTGTTGGGGGCAAGCGTGTATATGTCAGAGGTACACTCCTAACTTTCGAGGGCAGGGATGATTTCATAGCCCGGCTTAGTCGTATACACGGGCACCTCGATAGTATAGAGGAACGGATAAGCAGAAAGGAACGAGGGGGATAAGAGATGAGAGTTAATTTCTCGATTGACATGAATGATGTCGATACACTAAATGCAAGTATGCTAAAAGGGGTTTGGGAAGAGCCGTGGTCACTTTGGGAAGGGATGTACTACTACAGTTGTGAGGTCACAGACCAAACTTACACGTTGCTGTCTCATATGAATATCATTCATGATCTCGCCGTTGTCGATGAGGAAGCTGAACGGGCAAAGTTCAAACTGAACATGCCGACAAAAGATGTTCAGTGTTCAATCGGGGCTACCTGGAAAGTTGAGTGTTCACTGAACAACTACATTGAACAGATCGTAACTGAACAGGTCATGAAAGTACTGAATAGCGTTGAATACCAATCGCGTGCATTGAACGCTCTCTATCCTGAGCTATTCAGTGAACACCAACAACCATTGAACACTGAACAGAAGAAAGACTGAACATGTCACACTTTGACTGAACAGGTGAACAGAAAGCTATTCAGTGAATAGTAAAAGGATCAGGTAAACACTCCGGCTGACTGAATAGCACTGAATAGCCCCTATTCACTGAACACTATACCACCAACAAAAGAAACTGAACAGTGAACTTAAAAGAAGCTCAAACAAAAGTTCACTGTTCACTGAATAGTCTACCATTTCAAGAAAGGAAAATGAACACATGAGTATCCACGTCCGAGGTGAATACCTCAAACAAATCCGACTATCCAATAACTTTAGTCGTACCACGGCGGCAAAGTATCTTGAGTTGTCCCCCAGAATAATCCGGCGTATTGAGGAAAGTAAACGCAAGTGTTCAGTGGGAGAGATAAACTTGTTGGCTACACTTTATCACATTGAGCCAACTAGTATTGTGCGAGATTATGAGTGAAAAAGAAAGGTAGAACAATGGATATTGCAGAGGTAATGAAGAACGAGATTGATTGTGCTGTTCAGTGGTGGTCACAACAGTTACGTCAAAAAACACAGCATAAGACGGGGGATTTGTTTAATGATGCTATCATGCATTTAGTACTAGACATGATAGCATCGAAGGCTATTCCAGATGAACAAGTCTCTCTTTTTGAGGAATCACTCCGGATAGGGATCATCAAGCTCATAGAAGACGCTGGAATTGATGTCAACGATCCACCGGCAGGATCATACCACCGTGTCGTCAGCACTGACTACAGCCCCGATGAGGTGCTGTCTACTGCCCTATCCACAGCAAATATTAACGATGGTGGTTATAGGTTGCCGATGAAGACAATCATGTGGATTAATCCAGGTGCCGTTTCCGTTGCGCAAGGCTATGGCGTACAATCAATAACGATCTATTCAGTTCAGGACGTAACGAATGAACACTGAACAGCCAACAAGCAGTACGACAGTGAACAATGATTGGTATTCACTGAATAGCCGAGGCTATGTACTAAACAGTGAACAGGTGAACACTGAACAGCCAGAACCGGATCGGTGGCTACGATTGATTGAACAGCCGCAAGCACTGAATAGCGAGGTGAATACTGAACAGGGGGCTATTCACTCTACTGTTCAGTGGTATCAATTGGCTGAACAGATTGCATCCGATATCGATGCTATTCATTCCCTCTGCTATTCAGCTATTCAGTCTGATGATTTACGACCTTACGTCAAGAAGATAATGAACATCCTCGAAGGAGTAAGAGAGTGAACACCCTTTATAACATCTATGTCGATTCCTACAATTTCTTCATTGGCATCTACAACCGATGTGTTGACTACTGGAATAAGTACGCACCGATAGAAGATGAGGGGGCCATCATTCCTACAGATCTGTATAATCAACAAATTGAAGAATTCAACGAGAGGGTTGAGGAGATAAATAATGAACAGTAAACACAGCTATTCACTGAACACCCCCCTATTCACTGAACAGGACGAGACTGAACACCTGACCATCAACCATTATATTGAACAGTGGACGGAGCTGATCGATCCCTATTCACTGAACCATCTTAGTGCGATCATCGATAAACAGAGAAATTGTAGGAGGCTTCGTAAAGCAACCGTACATCGAACTGCAAGAAAGCAAGGAAGGTATCAATCATGGAACCGGTAAAAATGTTGCCAGTGGAGATTTATGAGGCCATTAAAGTATCATGGGAGAGAATGGACAGGTACTTTACCTCTTGCCCCTTCTCAGTTGAAGACATGATGACTGAGAATGAACGCATTGCATACCACAGATCCCATTGCCATTTTCAGGACATTGAGTATGATCCGACAGACTGGAATGATGAAGAGGACGATGATCCTGATGAGGATGAGGATGAATGAGTACAACGTCAAGCGCATGCCTTTTCTATGGATATGTTCGCCCTTATGATGAAGAACAGGGTGAGTATGAAGAGACTTCATGGGATAAGAACTTCTTGAACGAGTCCCACGGATGTACCATTCATGTATACGGGTTCGATGAAAGGCTCGGCAGTTTCCTCTCCGTCAACGATTCATATAAAGAGGCAAAATGGGATGATGCCGTTCTCCTTTTGCCTGACAGCCTCTTTGTCAAGGAAGGATGGGACGAACAACTTCAAAACGCCGCGCACTTTTTTGATCTTGACATAACCGGATTAAACGCGCAATGGCACCTTGTTTGCCTTTACTTCTAGTTTTTTCAATCTCAGCATGATACACTTGTTACAAGCACGTGTATCATGCTTTTTTATGGGGAAAACGATGAATAGTGACCGAGCGCAAGTTGAACGGATGGTTTCACACCTGCAAAAAAGCAAGTGGGAGCATTATAACGCCTGTTATCAATGCAAATTTCACTCTTTATGCGGGGTATGGAGAACCTATAGCCGCCTGCATGATAAATGGTCAACGCTCCTCACTGGCATGAGCACGTTACAAGAGAGAGGGATGGATTAAATGATTTTCCTGTTTTTGTGGCGCATTCTCTTCCAAAGACGGTGTACAATCGTGCACCCTAACGGTATTCACTGTCAAAACAGAGCAGAGCGCCGCTACACGACGCTGGTGTATGTACCGTCAATCTATCGGAGTGTTGCGCTCCCCATGTGCCTAGAGTGCTTCCTATGCGCTCAGGGTACGATTATCCAGAGGGCAAGCAAGTATGGCACCACCACGCACAAAAAGAAAACAGAAGATGCGCGACGAAGATGTAAACTACGCGCTTCGTGCTCATATGGCGCTCGAACTACGCATAAAAGAGCGTCTCTCGTACGGTGAAATCGCACAGCGTTGCGGCTATGCACATGAGAACGTTGTCAAGCAAATAATCAAAAAAGAGATAGAGCGCACGATTGTTCATGACGTTGAAGAGTTGCGGGCACAAGAGGGCTTGACGTACGATATCCTGCAAGCTGAGTGCATGAAAATGTTTTTTGACTCTTCAAACAAGGGGCAATTATGGGCACTTGATCGCATTCTGATCATCATGCAGCAACGTGCCAAGCTCTACGGCCTGGACGCGAAAGAAGATCAACAACAGATACAGACGGTCCTTGTTCGCCAGATACCAGCCGGGTACTTCGGGGCCATTGATTCCATGCCACAAGGACAGTTGGCAGAGGCAAAACAAATGCCCCCGATCATGGAGGAACGTGAAGATTGACAGACGAGAAAGAAAGGAATAGGGAGGGATATGAGTACATTCTATGGCGACAACTGGAAGTTTAGTATCATCGGGGACATCTCACCATCAGGCAACATAATGCCTCGGCCATTTGATATGCAAGCATACATCAAGAGCATAGACGGGGTGAGTGAGTGGCTTGCCTCTCTGCCATTTGACGATGAGAATTATGAGTTAAGCGTGGATGTACGGGCTTCAGCACACGATATCACACCAATTGGCAATCAATACAAGCTTAATTCACTGATTATGGCAATCTACAAGGTAAAGCTCAGACGAATAGTAGGGGGATTAGAAGAGGTATTTTTAGCAACGTTTCACAACGGTCAGAAGTGTGATGAGTCGTATACCGCAACGATTATCCCTAAACCTCCCTATCTACCAGTCACTTTTAAAGGGGAGTATGCCGACTTTACCGATGCCTCAAAATGGTCTCTCTCTTTGCCAACTCCAAAGAACGAATTAGAGAAGTTTCATGAAGAGCTTATCGAGGCCATGCATGAACCGGTTATAGACACACCGGATGATGACGATGAGGAAGAAGACTACTATGATCAGGTATGGAGGTGATAGAAATGACTGGTGAAAAGTTTATTCATGCCGCCCGGCGCATCATGGATACAACCCTGATGGGGGACTATGATAGTTTCTCGAAAACGCTCTATGAGTTTGCAGAACACGTACTCAGCGAGGTGGGGTATGCTGATCGGATCGATGAAGTAAGGGACTACAAGCCAGAGACGCCGCCGCAACTCCCACCGTATAGCGGATTCGCTATCGTGGGTGAAACAGGGCCGGAATCAGTACATATAGCAGGGAAAGGTGTGAAGGTCTATGTGAATGCATCAGAGTTATCTTCAGCATTCACCGATGCCTCAAAGTGGAAGCTTAGTATGGAGCATGTACGCAATTGGAGTGCTGTTATGCATGGAACATGGGTAAAGTAATACGTGATAGAAGAGGTGATCACACCCCCTGAGCTACGCGGGGCGGCATTAGAACTAGGCAAGTGTACAGACCTAGAGGTCTGTATGGATGGCCCTGCGGGTTGTATAGCAGGTGAAACCAGAATATACAACCCGATCACCGGTACACATACGCCGATTAGGGATCTCTATAGAGATAGTATAGCACCAATAGTGCAAACGCTCAGAGGTGCTATACAAGCTGAGAAACCTTTTATAAAGGGAGTTGCAGATCTCTTTAGAGTGAGAACACGCTCAGGCCGGGAGTGTACTATTACTGGCAACCATCTATTTCTGACACCGGGCGGGTGGCGCTACGCCTCTTCGTTGCAGATCGGTTTACCCCTTCTTGTATCCGCTTCACCCCTTCATCAGACCATTGAGGCGTCTTACCCCTCAATGTCTCTGCAAGATGCATGGCATTTGAGCCAAAAAGCTCAAGGTTATCAACATGATTGTTTTGCCTGTCATTATCACGGTGATGCACAACTTCTTGCGGGTCAAGATATCGCCCTATCTTTGCCTCTACTACAAGGCGATGCTCACGCACATACCCGTGACGATCCTTATAGGGATGATCGGGGCTTTTTACGAGAATATACCCATCCTCATCTACCATACGCCCCCCTTTCCATGCCGGATTATTTTGCATCTTCTGTTCAAAGGGAATATAATCAATGTCATGGTCAACGAGAAACTTCTTTACTAACTGATGCTTTGTTCCAATACGACGGGCAATCTCAGATAGAGAAATGCCTTGTTGCGCCCATGCTATCACATTGTCCTGATGTTGATAGCATGCCCCTCCATGAGCCTTTGTCAGTTCAATACCCCTTCTCTTCAGTAAACCGGTTACGCGACGAGGGGGTAAGCCTAGCTCTTGAGCAGTCAAAACAGTGCTCTTCGTTCTCTGATACGACTCAAGAATACTCTGTATTTCCTGGTCAGATGCGTGATGATATCCTTTCATTTCATACCTCCAATAGTGATTATACAGCACAATGGGATACGGTATCAAGTATTGAGTACGTTCGTACTGATGAGTACTATGATCTCCATGTACCGCATGCACACCACTATTTAGCTGAAGGTATGTGGCATCACAACACTGGAAAAACGTTCGCGTGCTTATATAAAGTGCATATGATGCTTACGTATTTCCCCGGTACGAAGGCGCTTGTTGCACGCAAAACAAGCGTAGCACTTGCCTCGACTGCTATCGCAACGTATAAATCGATGATCGATCCCCGTGAGGGCATTACCTTCTTTTCTGGCAACCGCATACGCCCCGCCGCATTTGAATACCCCAACGGTTCACAGATGATCCTCACTGGTCTCGATAAGCCTGAGAAGGTGAAGTCACTTGAGATCGACCTTGCCTACATCAATGAAGCAACTGAATGCGACTTGCAAGATCTAGAGTTTGTTCGTTCCCGTCTTAGACATGGGAAACTTCCCTATTATCAAGTCATCATGGACGTAAACCCGGAGGGGCCGTCACACTGGCTTAACTTGCGCATGAATAGCGGAGTGACAAAGCGGCTTGTCTCACGCTTTGAGGATAACCCCCGTTTCTATGACGCTGATGGGCGGCTCACCCCCGATGGTGATATGTACATCAATAAGATCCTGGCAGGTTTAACAGGCGTACGCCTCATGCGTCTCTTCTATGGCAAGTGGGTAGGAGCAGAGGGTTCTATTTATGCCGATACGTGGGATAGACGCCGCAACGTTATCAAGCCATTCCGTATCCCCGCAGATTGGCCCCGCTATCTGGCGGTTGACTTTGGATTTAAACACCCCTTTGTCTGTCTCTGGATTGCCGTTGATCCTGATGGGCGGCTCATCTTGTACAGAGAGTGGTATAAAACAAACATGATCGTAGAAGATCATGCAAAAGTCATCAAGCGGCTATCGAGATGGGGACAACCGGGGGGAGAACCACCACCACGGCAGATTATTTGTGACCATGACGCTGAAGATAGAGCCACGCTAGAGCGGCATCTCGGCATGATGACCACCAAAGCCTATAAGGAAGTGCGCTCAGGTATCCAGGCTGTTCAAGCGCGTTTTCGTGATGCAGGAGACGGACGCGCACGCTTTGAAGTCTTTGAGAATGCACTGGTTGAACGTGACGCTATTCTCGATGCTGAAAAGAAACCTATCGGCTTCATAGAAGAGGTCGACTCATATGTATGGGCGATGAATCACGATGGGAGTTATAGAAATGATGAACCCGTAAAAGAGTATGATCATAGCTGTGATCCGGTTCGCTATATTTGCGCACGTTTTGACCGTACGCCCGGTAAACCGACATATAAGAAGACGATATGGAAATAGAAGAGAAGTCACAACCGTTTAAGTGGCAACCGGTTATCCCTGTTGTCAATGGAGAGGATGAAGATGAATGATAAAAGAACGTAATATCATTGTTAAGAAGAAGTTCTATGCGTGCGATACGTGTACAAAAGAAAGCTCTATATTAGATGACTTAGAACCTTCTTTCTATATCCCGCCTGGATGGGTATTTTTTCATCTTGGATCTACTGTATGGTCGCCCACACGTCATTATTGTAGTCGTGTCTGCTTCAATGAGTATGAGCAAAAGTACGGAGTAGACTATCACGGATGGTCAAGATATGGGAGGCCAATAGAAGAATGAATAAGGCTCAAAGGCGCATTGCCAAACTACGCTACAAGATCATGCATAGTCAAGGATCACGCCGCAAAGGGGCTTTTATCACGCTTATGCTTATAAGTGATATAGAGGATGCCTATAACACGCTACTTGCGGCTCATGTGCCTCCACAAGAGATGCGCGATATAGAACAAACGTTTCTCATCGGAGCACTCCATCAAGAGATCTTTGCTGCTTTGCGTATGGAGAGGAATAGACGTATTTGGGCACAATTTGATTTTCAAGGAGTGGCCCAAGTCGTTCCCCTATGAGGCAAATATGGTATGCTTATAGTTCAATCCTACACCCCAAAGTCATACAGAGAAAGGGATATCGTGTACAAAGCTCATATAGCGTGTGAAGTATGTACGGCTACAGCACCGATCAAGCAGTACGATTCTGAGTTACCTGCCGGTTGGCTCTGGGTACATCGGAGCAGTGAAGATCACTGCGATGATCTCCATTTTTGTAGTTGGGAATGTGTAAAACAGTACATCTTAAATCAGGAGCAATTCCATTGAGTGAGAGTGATTTACAGCTAGTGGTAGAAGAAACCATTGATACTACCGATCCCAACTTTGTCAAACAGTTTGCCGGGTTTGTGGGGCCGGGCGTGCCAACGCATACGCTAGAGGTGAGCAATGATCTACTAGGGGATCGGCTCTTTGCCAGAATCATCGTTAACGGTGTCCACTATGAATGCACGCGTGTACCCGCTCCTGCAAAGATCGTACAATACAGCGCCTTTACCATTCAGGGCTTTGCAGGGGATGACATTGAATCTACCCGCTATGATAATCAGGAACGCATAGAAGCCCTCAAAATGCTCTTCGTGAGTAGTTTCCCCTATGCCGATGACTTAAAAGAAGAAGTGATAACAAACGCTGAGGGTGTTCAATGCGATTATATCGTGCCTTATGAACCAGCCTATGATGATTGGGGGCTAGCGGCGGTGAAATGCCGCATAATTGACGACTATCATATCTTTGGACGTGAAGAAAGCCCACAATTCTGAGCTTCCCTCGCAAACATCTACAAAAAGCCGCTAGAATGGTGTATACTTTTGATGAGTTAGCCGCCCATCTTGGCTTACCTGATGGGTATACACTGGAAAATGTGTTCGTTAAAGCAAACACTCTTACAATCATCGTTAGCAGTAGCGAGCTACCGGGCGTAGAAGCCTACATGCATGAGGTTATGGACCTCCCTTTATTAGAGAAGGGGGATCTATGAAGGATATGATGCATGGTTTCGTATATGCCCACGGCATACAGCCCGTCAGTCGATCAAAACGGGATACAAACACTCTCGAATATGAACATTCCTTACGCCGACAAGGAGCGCAAACGCGCACTAC